GATGAGACGGGGACAGGCTGGGCGGGGGGTGGCGGCTTAGGCGGGGGCTCGGCTTTGGGTGGTGGCTGGCGTGTGGGCGGCTGGGGTGGTGGGTTGGGCAGCTTTGGCTTCGGCTTTGGCTTTGGCTTGGACTTAGAAGGCATGAGTGGAGCGCTCCTAGGCGGAGGAGGGTAGGGCGGCCAGCTGGTAGGTGTGAGTGTAGGCTGGGCGTGAGTAGGTGTCAAAGGCGTGGGCGATTGCGATGATGCGGTAGTAGCCGGCCAGTGGGTCGGCGCTGACGTAGACCACGTCACCGGGCTCGGCGCCGACATGGGGGCGTGTGGTGATGGAGCCTTGGTGGGCCATGTGTTGTGAGAATGTGCGCATGATGGTAGCGGCGAGTGGCGGCTGGATGTCGGATGATGAGTTCCAGTTGGGGTCGTAGGCGGAAAGCTGACTTGGGAAGCCGAGGGCGTTGAGGTGAGGGTAGTCGAAAGCCTCACCGTAGTCGGACTGGAAGATGGCGGTGAACCAGGTGCCCAGTTGGTCGGCGTCGTCGACTGTCCAGTCGAGGATGGGGTGGGCGGAGGGGCCGAACTGGTAGGCGCCGGTGGTGGTGGTGGTGGGTGTGAAGACGCGCATACGGACGGATGGATAGGAGGCTGGGGAGGGCGAATCGAAGAATATGGCGCAGCCGGTATAGTCAAGGATGCGTGTAAGAAGGGAGGCGAGAGACTGGCCGTGGGTGATGGTGAAGGTGGGCGGCGTGAGCACGGCTTGTAGGGTGGCCGAGGCGTCGTCGAGGTAGGGGATGCCGATGAGGTGGCAGATGAAGTTGATGAGTGAAGCCGGCGCTGTACGGAAGGTGGTGGAGAAGTCTGCTAACTGGCGCGTAAGCTTGGTCCAGGTATCGTAGGCACGGATGAGAGTTTGATGTGGTGAACGCGAGACGCTGTGGATGTAGAGGGGTGGAAGCTGGCTGTACTCTGGGCCGGCGGTGGTGACGTAGCCTTCCTCAAGCATAAGTTGAGCGCCTGGGGTGAGCGTGGATGGGTGGTCGAGGTGCGGGCCGTGTGAGCCGAGAATGAATGTGGCTTGGCCGGCGGGCATGTAGGGCGGGAAGCCCTCGGTGAAGCGGTATGAGAGGAGGGAAGCGGTGAGCTCGAGGCGGTTGGCCGAGTTGTAGGTGGGTGCATGATAGAGGGCTGAAGGGTTGCCATAGTGGAAACCTGAAGGCTCCAGAGAGAGGCCGAGCGTAGAGGAGCCGAGAGGCGGAAGTGGGCGGCGGGTGGCGGGTGTCGCGGTGCCGGTGGTTGAGTGGAAGTCGGTAGCCGGGCGGAAGGAGATGAGGACAGGGTAAGTGCTGGCTGGTGAGGTTTCCTGAGCGAGAAGGAAGGTTCGGTCGACCGAGTCGTTGGAGACGACGCTTGGTGCGGACCAGCGGAAGCCTGGGTGGTCGCCGGCGATGCAGGAGCCGGTGTAGAGCCACGAAAGTGGGTATGGTGGGTAGACCTGGACGAAGTAGCGGCGGATAGCCTCGAAGGGAAAGTTCTCGGATTGGCCGGCGACGAAGAAGGCGGCCTGGGTGAGAGAGGATGAGCCGGCGACGAAGTGGGCGGCGAGGCCGCGGCAGGTTGTGATGGCGGTGCGGGGCCAGGCGTAAGGGCCGTAGGTGGTGGTGCCAACGCGGTAGAAGAGCCAGAGCGTGGTGACACCGGAAGTGGTGCTGTCGCAGAAGAGGAGCCAAGAGCAGAGGGAGCCGCTGCCCTTGGCGACGGCGATGTGGTTGATGGTGGTGCCGGCAGGGGTGGCGTAGAAGTCGGTCCAACCGGACCAAGTGGCTCCGTTGTCGGCGCTGGTGGCGTAGTAAAGGTGGCAGGCGCCACCGATGACGAAGGCCCAGAGAACGGAAGGTTCGTAGATGAGAGCGACGGTGGAACCGGAATAAACGGTGCCGGTGAGAGTGCGGACGAGAGGGGAGCCTGGGTTAGGACCGGCAGCGTAGCGGTAGAAGATGGGAGTGCCGACATCGTTGTAGGTGAGGATGCCGAGATAGGAGTCGTAGAGGACGGCAGCCGAGTGGTGAGAGGGAATGGCGGGATCCTCTCGGACTTTGGTGAAGTGGTAACGGGGGGCACCGCAGTGGCGGTCGTCGAGAAGTAGGCGGAGAGCGGGCCTGGCAGAGTGAGACTGCTGGGCGGTGATGAGGGTCGATGAGAGTGTTCTCAAGGGTCGAGCTCCGGTGGAAGTGGTAGGTTAGCCCAGAGAGAAGTGGCAGAGAGTGGTTGGATGGAGTCGAGGGCTCGGCGGAAGTCGTCGAGCAAGTAGGAAGACCAGTCGAGCATGTCTTTGGAAGCAGCCGGTGGCCAGTTGAACTCCCGCGCGATCTGGCCTGACTTGGCGATGGCGGCGTGACCGGCGGCGCCGGTAGCGAGGGTGAAGGCGTGGTTGTTTGGGACTGTGGTTTCGGTGGCAGAGTCCAAGTTGGTGATGGTGTGGGCAAGGGCGTAGGCGAGGTGCATGACTTCGCCGACGAGTGGGAGGGATGTGGTAAGGACGACAAGGGTGTTGTCGTGAAGCTCGAAAGGCAGAAGTGGGCCGGTGGCCAAGGTCTCGTCGTATGGATAGAGGACATGGTCGATCCAGAGGATGTCGGTGATAGAGAAGGGGGCGGTTGTGAGGTCATAGAAGCGGGAAGAAGCGGTGAGCGGGACAGACTTGCGGAGCCTGTGTGGGTATGAGTTGGAATACTCCATGAGGGCAAGGCGGAGAGCGTCTGAGAGTTCATTGGTGGACCAGACGGCATTGGCGGAGTCTTTGAGAATGTTGGCTATGAGAGATTGGTAGGCGGCGAGGTTGTAGGCCATGAGGCATCACCTCTGGAGGCGGTCGATAGTAACGGCAAGACGATTGAGAGAGTCGGAGTGAGTGGCAAGTGTATCTGAGACCTCTTTGAGGACGGCCGAGTTCTCGCGGTAGGCCTGGAGAAGGGTGAGCTTGTCTTCGCGCTCTTCCGTGCGGCGAGTGAGTTCAGCATCGACGCGATCGGCCCAGACGCGGTTGAGAAGGATGAGTGAAAGGGCGGCGATGCCGGCCAAACCGACTTGGGTGATGAGCCATTGGAGAAGTGGTTCTGAGAGCATGATGAGAGTTCGGCTCCTTGGTCATAGATGAACGAAAAGCAGGGCGGCGGTAGAAGCATCGGTGGCGCGGTTGGTGCCGTATACATGAGAGGTGCCGGCTGTGACGCGGGCATGAACGCGGAAGGTTTGCGAGAGTTCGTTGACAGGCCAGGGGCCGAAAGGGTCCTTGTTTTGACTACCAGCATAGCGAGTTCTGGAATAGGTGGTTGGGTGATACTGCCAAGTGTTCTGCCAGTAGTGATAATAAGCTACCTGTACGGTTGAAGGGTTGGTGGAGTAGTTGAGAGTAAGCATGATGTAGAGGTTCCACATGGTGGCCGAGCCCATAGGAATGCCGGCAAGGAGAACAAACGTGTCATAATAGGACTGGGTGTACTCGGTAACCTGCTGGTAACTGGTAGTGAGGTCAAGGTCGATAGAACCGAGTGGGATGACGAAGGATGGCTTAGGTCGGGTTTGGGCTAGGACATCGGTGATGAGAGGCGAGAGGGAAGCGACGGAGGGATCGGGAAGCATCACCAGGGCTGTGTCGCCCACTTCAGCTTGGTAGATGTGGGCGGCGAGTGGAACGGTGGGCAGAAGGGAAGGAGATGCGCCAAGCTGGACATCGGCGGTGCGGTTGGTCCAATCGATGGCGCGAAGGACGCCGAGGGCGTAGGAGGGCGTAGCGATGGCCGTCACTTGGCGACCCAATGCTTGCCGAGGATGACGTTGAGGTTGGTAGCGGCGACGGCAGAGTCGTTGTTCTTGACCGAGAGCCACTTGATGGACTTGGCGCCGGAGATGTTGAGGGTGGTGGACTGCTGGACGGTGGAGGCGCCGTTCATGGTGGGTGAGAGGGTGAAAATGGCGATGGTGTCGTAGTGAATGCCATCTGGTGAAAGGGCGAAGGTGAAGTCGACCTTGCCGGAAGCGCCGGCGGCAGCACCGGTGACATAGCAAGCGATGGTGACGTAGTCGCAGTCTGAGACAGAGACGACCTTGCCCAGTGATGGGTTGGTGTCTGTAGCGGTGGCAGCGAGAGAAGCCAGGTCGCCATCACGCAGGGTGGTGTGGAGGTGTGGCATGAGCAGGCCTCCTATGGAAGTAGGGGGAGGCACTGCCTCCCCCTGAGAAGTCTACGAAGTGCCGAGAGTGCCGATGGCGACCCAATCGACATCGGCGGCGGTAGAACCGGCAAGAGGAGTAACATCGGCTGCGCTGGTCGGCTTCCAGACCTTGAGAGTGATGGTGCCGGGCGTGGCGTGGAGAGCGGCCGAGACCCAGTAGGCGGTAAGGGCTGGGTTGGCACGGATGGAAGCGACCACGGCTGCAACGGTAGCCAGGCCAGTGACGACATTGGCAGTGCCGGTGACCGAGGCGGTACCCCTGGCCAGCACGTAGGTGGCAGCGACCCCTTGAACCAGCGAGTTGATCTGGGTGGCAGTGGGGGTGACCTTGACCGAGTTGATCTTGAGTGCGGCCGTGTTGATCTCCATAGGTGTTGCTCCTAGGTCACGTTGGACTTATAGAGGCCGCGGTAGTCGGCAACGACCGTGCCGAACCAGCCCCTGACTTTGATACGCAACTCGTCGTTGGTGAACATGCTGCCCTGGTTGGGCTGATCGGCAGTGAAGAGTTCGGGAGTGTCACGGCCCTGCCAGAAGAACAGGTCGATGCATTCGATCTGCTTGGGATCGGCGACCATGGCCCAGTCGGCGCTATCAGTCCAGGCAGGGACGGTGATGACCTCGAACTGCTGATACCAAGGGTTGACATCGTTGTCGTTGCCGCCTGGCTCGTTGATGCTGTTACGTATGACGTAGCCGGTGGTGCGCAAGTGAACAGGAACGAGCAGGTACTTGGCCGGGATGGCCAGATGGCGTGAAGAGCCTGGTTCAGCCTGGAACATGATGGCGGCCTGGGCAGAATCGAGGCTGTCGAAGGAGAGGTCAGCAGTGCCGAGGTTGCCGTGGTCAGTGTGGAACACGTTCTTGCCGTCGGCCATGAGTGGACCGGCGCCTGAGTTGGCGGTGAAGATCTCAGAGATGGCGTCGGAGATGGTGTGGTACCAAGCACGGGCAAGAGCGCCTGGAATGCGCTTGATAGCGCCAATGTCGTCGGCCATGATGGCCTCAAGGGTTATGCCGACGTAGTTGCCCTTCTTGGTGAGGGAACCAGTCTCGATGGTGTCGTCCCAGGCCTTCTCGACGTAGGGAGCGCCCTGGTCCACGGTAGCGAGTGAAGAGAAGCCGTAGGTGTGGATGGCCTTTAGCTCCTGGTAGACCTGAGCGGACTGGACGGAGACGATCGGCTCCCACCAGCGCTCCATGGGAGCGTACTCGGCAACCAGGCGCTTGTTGAGTAGGTCTGCGGTGACGTTAGCGATGGTGGCCGTAGTGACATTGGCCTCGGCGACTCGGTGTGGGGCAACGGTGCCATTGAAAGCCTCGTCGCCGGTAAGGGCGATGTACCATTCCGAGAGGCGGCGGAAGCGCGGCTTGTAGGAAGGCTCGGCCCAGCCACAGAGAGCCTGGAGGTCCTTGGCAAAGGCGTCCACTTCCATGACCGGGTGAACGTCGCGGATGATGCCGGCAGCGGTGACCTTGGCGCCGGGGGACAGGTCGGCCAGAAGCTTTCGCTGATCGGCGATAGCGGCCGTGATGCGATGAGCCGGAACTGGATGGTCAGCGAACTGGCTGTAGAGGAACTGGCGGGCCGGCTTAGGCAGATCCGAATCAGCAAGGGCCTCGTTTAGCTCGATGAGGTAGAGACGCTGCTCGAGGCTAGGGGATGGCTGGACGCTTGCGACCAGGCGGTCGACCGAGCCGCCGGCTGCCGGCTGAGTGACGAGGTCGACACTGTTGAGCTTCACCAGCTTGTCGACCACGCGGATGAGTTGGCCTTCAAGTGCGCGTGGAGAGGATTCGACAAAGGAGTCGATGGAGAAGCCGACAAGGTCCTGGCGGTGCTCTTGGTGGAGGTTGAGGAGCAGGTCCTTGAGCCACTGAGCGGCAACGTGGAAGGTAGCTTCAACGGCGCGGCGTTCAGAGTTCCAGCGGACGTTGTCGAACCAGCCGAGGAGATCGCCCACCTTACGAACCGGATTCTTGGCCATCTCGTCGTCGGTAAGATGGGAGTCGTAACAGCGGAGGTTCTCGAAGAGATGGAGGGAGCCCTGGAGTAGCTCTGGCGTGTAGAGGAAGCCGTTCTGAGAGAGGCCGGCCTTGATGAGAGTGACATCCCAAAGGCGGCCTTCCTTCTGAGGCTCGCCGAGCGCGATAGGGATGGTGTGCTTGGACTGCTCGGTGACCGACTCCTTGGGCTTGGGATAGCCGTAGTCCTCACCCAGGAGTGGCAGAAGGGCCTTGATGGCCTCATCGACCTTGCCATCATTGAGGAGGGAGATGGCTTTCTTGAGGGCCGAGACAAGCTGAGACTGAGTAGGCGGATAGCCTGGGTTGGCTGCCTCGGTAGCATCCTCTGTAGGAGGCGAGTCAGCAGCAAGGAGATCGGCAAGGATGCGCTGGGCATCGTCTGTGCGATCATCGGCGAGGAGACGGAGGGCTTGTCGAACGAGGGCACCGGAGTTGTCCACTTAGGTTACCTCCCTGCGGGAGTGTGAGTGCAGGATAATGTGGGCGTGATGAGAAAGTCAAGCGGAGAACTCATCGACCTTCTCGGTAATCTGGGCATCGGTAAAGCCGTCTAGTAGTTGTGGCAGGAAGGACTTGAGCATGGTGATGGCGTGAGGGTTCCAGATGATGTCGACCTTCTCCTTGCGGGCCTTAGTCTCCTCGGCCTTACGGGAGTGGGTGAGGATGTAGGGAGCCTGGGTCTTGTGAGGCTTGTTGAGCATCCACCAGGGCCACTTGGGGGCCTTCTCATACTGCTGCCTGGGTGGGATCAACTGGAAGCCCCAACGACCGTTTAGCTTGGGATGGTCATCGAACTTGACCGCGTACTCATGGTAGTCTGACTTCTGGCAGAGGAGCAGGAACTTACCGGAAGCCTTGAAGAGGAAGATGCCGGCCGTCTCGGGAGTGGCGCCGACGGTAGCCGGCTGGGCTTCATAGATGGGCTTGCTTTTGGAGACCAGCGAGAACCAAGCCAGAGGCTGCATAGCCTTCTTCTGGCAGAGGATGTTGTCCTGCTCCTGGTTGTCGAGGAAGCGGTCACGGAGAGGGAAGAGGAAGTGGCCGTCGGCGAGAAACTGGAGAACGGACTTAGGGGTATCGAGGGTCCAGCCAAAGAGGGCGTCGTTCTTGGGCATCTGGAAGCGCCAGTCGATGTGGACGTTGCCCTGGTTGACCAGCTTAGGCCAGAGGGAGGGAAGGTCGTCTGGATCGGGCGGATCGGTATCCAGGAACTTAGCGATGGCTGCCGAGACATCGGTCTTCTCGTCGTCTGCCTTCTGGGCAGCTGCTTTGAGGGCATCGAGGTCGGTGACGACGGCGAGATGGTAGTCGCGCCAGATACGGGCCAGGGCAGACTTGGAGTTGGCTGCACGGATGGCCTGGCGCAGGTCGGCAAGAGCATCAGAGTGCCAGATGCCGCGCAGGTGATACTGGACGGTGAAAGCGCGGGGGCCGTCCTTGGGCTGTTCGAGGAGATACCAGTCGCCGATATCCTCCTCGAGCTGGATACGCTGGCGCTCACGCTGAGGAAGGTCCTCGATGGTCTCAGGGTCGAGTTGCTGAGCCTCGGAAGCACGGGCCAGGCGCCGGACATCATCTAGAGTGTCCGGCTTATCGCGCTCAGGGTCGGTGCCGGTGACGCGAGGGAAGGTCCAGGAGAAGTAAGTCTGGCCGTCGGCTCCGATGAAAGAGTCGAGACGGACCGGCTGAACAGTGATGATGTCGCCGAGCTTGGTGGCCACCGAGGAAGCGTAAGTGGTGGCGTAGGGGACGGCGCCTTGTGTGTCCTGAGGGAAGCCTTTGGCCATAGTCCAGGTGTCTGGATCGGAAGGGCCGCGCCACTGGGAAGAAGAAGCGACCTGGCCGGTGAGAGGGTCCTTCTGGCCCTTGACTACCCAGCGGAGTTCGAGGTCTGCCGGGGCGACGGTGCCCTTAGCCCGCAGTGGGGTGAGCTTGTCGTCGTCCAGGTAGGCGCAGCGGTAGATGAAAGTGTTGGAGTCTTTCGTGAGGCGGCGGAAAGCCTGGAGGGCCTCGGCGCCGGTGAGCGGCTGCTTAGGGGCGGAGAGGTTTGCAGAGGCCCATGGCAGGGGCTTGGTGTAGATGCCGATGACCTGGACCTTGATCTCCTTGACCAGCTTGAACTTGGCCCACAGGTGAGAGGCAGGGGTAGCACCCGTCGTCTCGTAGGGTGAGTCCACGGTCTTGAGCATGGCGCCCTCGGAGCCGGGCTGCTTGCTGGCCCATGCTATGGCTTGGTCGAGAGAAGTCTTGGAAGTGGCGATACGAGTGGGAGCGGGATAGAGAGGCGGCTTAGCCCTGGGCAACACCTTCTTTAGGGCATCGAGGCGATCCTCATAGGGCTGGGTGGTGAGGTCCTGGCCGTTGAGGTAGAGGCAGTCATGGACGTTGACTCGGATGTCGGTGTCCTTGGTGTATGGCTCCTTAGCCGTGACCAGGCCCACCATCTGGTGGCGGGGGATAGGCTTGCCGCCTTCCCATATGACGAACTCGGTATCGAGAATGAGCGAGTCGGCGGGGAGAGCCTGAATGGCCTGGACGATGTGGGGCAAGACCGAGGCACGGTCGCGCTTCTTGTCCTCGGTGTAGATGGCCACCTTGTCGCCCTGCTTGTGCATGATCATGCGGATGCCGTCGAACTTCTCCTGGACGGCGATAGGGCGGTCGGCGTCAAAGAAGGGCTTGGCCCAAAGGCGGTAGAGCTCATCAGTGTCGAAGAACTCGCCAACGTGGTAGGCAGCCTGAGCCTTCATGGGAGTGAAAGGTTGCATAGGCTTCACGGCTTCCTGAGAGCGGCCGGCCTCTGGGGTGGAGCCGTAGAAGGAGAAGCGGTCTGGGATGTGACGGATGGTGGGATCGACCGGTTGCAGGACCAGGCGGAAGAGAGGCTGGTAGCTCCAGTTAGGACCGGTGGGCTCGTCGACGTAGTGGAGCATAGGGCGGTGATCGGGGTGGAACAGACGTTCTAGTTTGATGCGGAGTGGGACGAAAGGAAGGTGGAGATAGGGCTTGCGTGGGTCGGAGACATCGAGATCGCCGCGGATGATGAGATCGAGGTCGCGGGCCTGGCGGAAGTTGATGGCGGAGCCAGAGAGGGAGATGAAGTCATCGATCCAGACGAACTCGTCGAGTGGCTCCGGGAAGAAGGGCTGGCTGGACTCGGAGGAGCGGAGGAGACGGAGAGTCTCCAGGTCGATGTCGGAGACGATGCTGTGGTTCATGCCGCGGCGGAGCATCTCCTGGTATACGGCAAGGTGGGCGTTGACCAAGTACTCGCGGTTGTAGTGGTGGCCGGCCATGAGGTTGGCCCAAGCACGGTGCAGGACTCGGTGAGCATCGAGGAGTTGCCGGTCGGACATGGCCTTGACCGACTGGGGAGTGATCTCCGGAATGGCAACTTCCAGGACCCTGAGCGGAGGGAAGGTGAAAGATGAGCCGGTAGGCAGGGAGACAGACTGACCCTGGAAGGTGAGGGTGGCGAAGTCTAGACCGGGGCGGAAGATGAGGTCTGCCGTGAGAGAAGGGGCGTCTGGCGTGAGATAGGCGCAGGAGTGGTCCTGGAAGTTGAGTAAGAAGGCGCCCGGATGGTGATAGGAGACCGGAATGGTGAGATCGGGGGCCAGAGGCAAATCGGCGGAAGCTTCCGAGAGGACGATGAGATGATGGGGAAGCTTGTAGAGACCCTCGGTAGCGGCAGAGGCGCGATGGGAAATGAGGCAGACCTGAGGATCGAGCGGAAGGTCCTCGGTGATGGTGGCGGGAGCATCAATGAGCAGGGAGACAGAAGGGCCCTCAATGAACAGAGCATGGCGCAGAGCATGGTAGGTGAGCATCAGGCCGGCTCCTCGGAAGGAGTAGTAGGTGGTGGTTCGAGGTCGATAGAGAAGTCCTTGGCGATGAGGGCAAGGAGCTTGCGTGCCGTCTCAGGCGGGATGAGAGACTGGGCGGCGGGTGTGGAGAGGGCGATAGAGAACTGGCGGATGGCGGTAGTCATGGTGAGAAGATCGGGAGGAAGAAGGTCGGGGAGGTGGATGACGAAGCTCTTGTCGACATCGGGTGGGAGGATGCGGGCGCGGATGGCCTGATCGATCTGGAAGCGGCAAAGGTCGCGGATCATAGAGTGGACGTAGAACTGGCGGGTGGAGAGCATGTGGAGAGTGGGAGACTGCATCTCCTTGGCGGTGGCGTGAGTGGTCTCCCGGCCCCAGCCAAGCCAGTGTTCGGGGATGCCGGCGCCGATGCCGGCGATCCACCAGACCAGGGTGCGGGAGGCGGCGGAGATATCCTCCTGGCGGAGATCGGGAGTGATGGCGCTCCACTTCTCCTTGTCGTTGTGGACCAGGACGCTGCCACGGCGAGGTGGATTGGCTCGGATGTCGCTGCTACGGGCCTTCATGACCGGCTCGGAAGCATTGGTAAGTTCGAGGTCCCAAACGAAGTTGGTGAGCCAGTAGATGTGTTGGACGATATCGGTGAAGAAGAAGTTAGCCTGTTCGAGCCAGGTAGGGAGTGGCAGCAGATCGCTCCAGCCCCACTTGGAGTTCATGAGGTTGTTGATGCGGAAGAGGAAGCAGGCGCCGTCGTAGGTGGTGTCGAGCTCGTCGCGTTGGATGCCGTCCTCATGAGTGATGGTGCCGATCATGAGGCCCTTGGTTGGTGACGTGGGTGACAGGTCTGGATGAATGACACGCAGAGACTTAGGCTTATCGGTAGGTGATGTAGAGATGTCGACTGATAGTGGGAGGCGGGGGTTACCTGGGTCCAGATGAATGTCGTGGATGTTGGCGGGGTCGACATAGCCCAGGCGGGCAAGGCCGTTACCGACTTGGCCAGAGTTGTGGCGGGACAGGTTGACGAAGACAGGGAAGACCTGGAGGCCGAAGATGAGAAGCTGGCGGGTGGCCTGGATGATGAAGTTGGGCATGTCGTTGACGGGGTCGTACCAGAAGTCATCCAGGACCTGCTGGACATGGCGGTTGGCGGCTTCAGGTGCGGACTTAGAGTCCACGATGAACTCGGTGCGGATGGAGATGATGCGGTTTGCCAGAGGGTTGGTGGTGTAGAGCTTCCAAGCTTGGTCTAGCATCTGGTGGTATGAGAGGCTGGAGAAAGGGCGGGCGTCGGCGGCAGAAGCGCGATAGCCCCAAGAGTGGAGGCCTGAAGGCGGTGGCTCGTCTTCGATCGGGGGTATGAAAGCTTCAGCAGCGCGAGAGTAACCGAGGCGGCCGGCGAGACGATCGAGAAGGCTCATGTAGAGTGCTCCTTGGTTAGATAGGGGTAAGCATCTGGGGTGCTTAGACGGTCGTGGCGGTAGGTAGCGTAGTCGATAGGGATGGTGTAGCCGGTGAAGGTCGGTGGTGGGCCGGCCTGGAGAAGGTAGCGGAGGGCATCGATAGGGTGATCGTCCTGGCGCTTAGCTGGCTGCTCTCCCTCGGCGCTGTACTTGTAGGAGCGCAGGGCAGAGAGAAGATGAGTGCAGCGGGGGTCGATGAAAAGAGTGGCGAGACCGTTAGCATCACGCAGGCGGAGGCGAATAGCGCTGATGCCGTCTAGGATCTGGTGGCGGGAGGCCGGTTCGCAAGGGAGGCCGGAGGCTCGCCAGTGTTCGATGGAGCCCGGCTCGGAAGGATCGGCGTAGAAGGCCAGAAGGCCATAGACGGCTAGGAAGTCCTGAGCCTTCTGGCGAAGAAGGTCTGGGGTGAGCCGGGTAGCATAGAGCTCGTCGATGATGAACAGGTCTCCGGAAGGGGACCAGGCACCGACCAGGATGACCGCCGGGTCTGCATAGCCCCAGTCCACGCCGGCGGTAGTGGGCCAGGAGGAAGCTTCAGCAGGAGACGGGCGGATGTGAACATGGTCGTCGAAAGTGTCAAAGATGAGGCCGGCTGCCGATGGGTTGGCGAGGTTACGCTGTACGGCCCAAACCATGGGGTCGGAACTGGTGAACTTGTCCAGCAGATCAGAGAGAGGGCGGAAGCCAGTAGAGTGGAGCAAGCGCTGGCGGCATAGAGGCTCAAGCTCGCCGGTGAGCGGGTTGGTCCAGGTGTGGAGAGGGCAAGCTGGATCGCACGACTTACAGGACTGCATAGTGTCCCACTCGCACCAGCGGTAGACGGTGTAGCCCTGGTCCTGCGCCTCGGGGAGGACGCGGGAGAGTAGGCCGTGGGCAGAGTAGCGAGTAGAGACCAGGAACGACTGGGCCGTGATGTCGGGAGTGGGGACCGTCATCTGGAGGGCAGTCTGGAAGATGTCGTAGTCCCACTGATCGAACTCGTCGATGGAAAGCTTCTGGGGGGTGGGGCCGGAGACCGACTTCACCGAGCCGGAAAGGATCTCGACGGTGGAGCCGTTCTTGAGACGGGTGAGACTGATGAGGCTAGAGCGAAAGACATGGGCGAACTGGGGCAAGGTGAGGAAGCGGGTGAAGTACTGATAGCAGCGGTTGCCCTGAGTGTGAGTGGCGCCGACATGAGTGGTGTAGCAGCCGGGCTTGAACAGAGAGTTGAGCAAGTGAAGAAGAGCCAGGACCAGAGTCTTGCCGGACTTGCGGGAGCCCATGACGATGGCCTTGGAGACTGAACGGAGGCCCTCGCGCTCCAGGATATCGGGGCGGTCGTGGAAGAAGGCTTCGGCCAGGAAGGTGAGAGGGGCATCATGATCAGGGCAGGCCGGGCGGGAAGGGAGAGCATAGCCGAGATGAGTGCGGAGGTAGAAGGCGAGCTCGGCGACGGACTCCGGCATGGTGAGGGCCAGGACCTGCTTTATGGTAGCGCGTGAGTCAGGCGTCGGGATCGGCGAGGTGCTGGTAAACGGCAACACGGCCATCTACCCCTAGGGACTGAAGCTGCACCATGATGTTGGTGACACTGGTGTCGGCGGGTGGCTGGACGGGAGAAGAGTAGAGGGCGATGGCACGCAGGACGATACGTAGTAAGGTGGCAGCGTCCTGGAGGGTGACCTGGTCCTCGTGGCCGTGGTAGCTCTTGATGACGGCATGGGAGATGGATAGGGCGTCGAAGATGGCCGTCAGAGACGCGGCCTGGACGCGGGCAAGCTGGTGTTGGAGGTCGGCGGCATCCTGGGCGGTGGCGTCTGCGATGGCCTCGGCCGACTCAGCGGTGGTTAGAGCGCGGCTGGTGGCTATGAAGCGAGCTCGTTCGAGAGCCCAGTTCTCACGGAAGGCGCGTCGCTGGACCTGGCGCTCGGAACAGTTCAGGGCTTGTGCGACCTGCTTTTGGGTAGCACCCTTGATGACAAAGAGGGAACGGCCCTGTTCCCAGTCGATGTTGCTACGACGGCTCATGAGAACCTCCAGTGGTTAAGGATAGCCGGGCATAGGGTATGATGGCAACCGAGAAGCGGAAGGGGCGATGGAGCGACTAGGAGGGCGCAGGAAAGGCGCGGCGGTGGCCCCTGGTGTAGTGTGACCAGGGGCCGGCCAGAAGCGCATAGAGTGGCTCCTAGAGGGCTAGGACAGGCCACTGTTGAAACGATCGATGAGGTCGAGGATGCGCTTGGTGGTGGAGAGAGTGGGCAGCGGTGCTAGAAGGTGCTGCTGGAGAGCGTTGAAGATGAAGTACTCAAAGATGGTAGCGAGAGGGCGGTTGAGTGGAGCGGTCACGTGTTGAGGGAGGGCTGTAGCCAGGTGCTGCTGTAGGCTAGCGCACAATGGCGTGTCGTGGTAGTCAGGGTAAGGTGCGGCTTGGAGAGAGTGAAGAATGCGAGCCTCGAGGGATGAGGACTCATAGGCTTCGTGGAGGATAGCGGCGAGAGCATACTCAAGCTCTTGGCGAGTCATGCAGGCACCTCTGTAATGGTCATGTCGTAGGCGACCTCTACCAGTCGCTTCTTGAGGCGGTACAGCGGGGTGCGGACGCCCTTCACGTCCTCTGTGATCCAGCGAGATGTGTGATGATCGAAGTAGACGAAGTCGGCATAGTAGGTGCAGATGAGTTGGCCCTTCAGATAGACAGGATAGGGAAACTGAAGCTTGAGCTCGGAAATGAGGCCACTAGCCTGCATGAGCTTCAGTTCCGAGTAGCGAACGGCCTCGGCAGTAGAGTGAAAGCGGATGCCATCGACGACGGTAGGACAGGCACGATACTTCGAACGGGTAGCGCTCAAGAGAACCTCCTGCGTTTGTCTTCGGCCCATAGCCGGCCTGACAGACGAACCTCCAACCTCACTTCCAACCATAGAGAAGGCCCGTTGGAAGTGAGGTTTGGGAAGGTCCAACCTCACTTCCAACCATAGGAGGGCTCCGTTGGAAGTGAGGTTGGACCGGTGGTAAACCACAAACCTTACTACCAACCTCACTTCCAACCATAGGGAAGGCCCGTTGGAGGTGAGGTTGTAGGGGGGGCCTGGAGTGAACCTCAAACCTCACCTCCAACGGACGTATCTATAGGTTGGAGGTGAGGTTGGAGGACGGGCTGTGAAGCTAGAACCTCACTTCCAACGGACGTTCCTATAGGTTGGAAGTGAGGTTGGGCTAGGCAGAAGCGATAGGTGGCGCCACGCTTGTCTTCGACGGGGTCACGCCGAATGCTGCCGCTGCCGACCAACGCGGCCAGTGCCAGCCGGACCTGCTCCTTGCTAGGTCTCGGTTCCTCCAAAGCCTCCCAGACTTCCTTGGTGGTTTGCCAGTCTCCGTTGAGCACTTCTGCGATGCGGCCTTGAAGCGCCTCGAGGTGCACCGCCATAGGGTCTCCAAGGGCTTTCATGGTGCCGTCCTCAAGCAACTCGTAGAGTAGCTCAGGGATGGGTGCCACTCGGCCCCAACCGCGTATGTGTCGGCAGTTCTCGCCTAGGTTCTGCTCTCTGAGGATTTCGATAGCGGCGTCGACGATGCCTAGGAAGGCGTGACCGCCGGTGATGCCCTCACCATAGGAGCCGCCACCCTTGCGGATGTGGTGCAACAGCATGAGGGTCTTGCCGGCGGTCCGGCAGGCTGTGATATGTGGAGCCAGGACTCTGGCCACCTCGGAGTTATCCGTCTCGTCATGCAGGGCCAGCAGGTTACGAACGGTGTCTATGACGATGATGCTCTCGCGTGAGTTGATGATGGTGGCCAGAATGTCGGCGGGATCGGCGCCGAGAGCGAAGACCAGGAACACGTGCGACCAGTCGCCCGGCAACTTGGCCAGGCGGGCAGCCCATACGCTCTCTGGTTCTTCGGTGAAGTAGAGGATGGGGTCGGACTGCTCGAGGCACCAACTGGCGATAAGCTCCGTCTTGCCTGATTTGGGGTAGCCGGCGACAAGAGTAGTCCAGCCCCTGACGACGTACCCTGACCGGCCTAGGAAGGGAAGGTAGTCAAGGTGGGGAGCGCCCCGCTGGCACAGCTCGGCCGCGCCCACCTTGGGGAGAACCTCACCTCCAACGGACGTTCCTATAGGTTGGAGGTGAGGTTTGCGGCCATTGTTCCGATTGACAAGGGTGGGGCTAACTAGCTCGCCGGGCTCATAGCGGCTGACGCTGGCAGCGATACGCTGCACGTCGGCCTGAGGCAGTGGGGGCCGGCAGCGGGCAGCATTCACTACCTGGAGGGTCTCCAGCATCTCCGGTTCGGTGAGGCCGCGTGCGCGGAGCGTGCCGGCCAGAGAAGCCAGAATGTGGTTGCGCCTGCCCTGTGGGATGGCTTCAGGCAGCGGCTCTGAGCGCCTAGGTCTGTCGGAGCCGGCCACCAGGGTGAGGAGCCAGGGTGGCATGACCGCCACGGCCACGTCATCTGGATTGCCGGATGCTTCCCACTCGTAGGCGGCACCGGTGGGATGGACCGAGGGTGGAGCCAGCACATAGCCGGCAGACTTCACGTCCAGGCCATCGCCGATGTTGCCCACTGGATCGAGGCTATCTGGATGGCGGAAGTAGTGGTGAGTGCCGCCACCGCCGGTCTGGCAGGTGACGGTAGTGGGTAGTGAGCCGTGCTCGTGGAGGAGGGCGCTGAGGGATAGGTCTCCTCCGTGTCTGGGGTCCTCGTCGAGCACAAGAAGGCCGCTGGGCCGGCAGGCGATGGCGACGTTGGCCGTGGGGTGCCGGCGCCACCAGGCCTGGATGATGGCCGGATCGGTCGTGGCGTCTAGGTGGCCGTGTGGAGTGAGTGGCTCTTTGGCCCGTGGTCGGCAAGGGAAGACATGCCAGCCGCGGGCCGCGTAAGCTAAGGCGGCAGCGAGTAGGGTAGAAGTATCGGCGGCAGGCGAAAGCTGCAGCATGGTGTGTGCCTCCCCAAGAGCCAAAGAAAGGGAGGGGTAGCAGGCCCCTCCCGTGGAAGCCTAGAACGGTACGGATGAGTCGAAGGGAGACTCGTCGTCGTGCGGCGGCTGATGGGCGGCACGGTTGACGGGCGCCTTGCGGCGCATGGGCCTGATCTTCTCGATGCGGTTGAAGGTACCCTTCTCGGTGTCGGCGGTGCTGACGTACAACATGACCTTGGTGCCGAGAAGGCTGTCGAGGTCGACCTCCTCGGCTGGCTCAAGAGGACGACCAAGCATGCCCTCAATCCAGCCGCGGAGCTTAGACTTTGGCGACATCTTCTTGCTGGCCAGGCTGGAGACGATAGTCCCGTGGTTGTCGGGATCAGACAGTTCGAACGACAGCAGGATGGCGTCGCCGAACTCGGTGGTGCGGGGCTCGTAGGCGGCGAAGGTGGCGGGATACTCTCCGTCTTCGACGATCATGTAGTCGGTGGCTGTAAGCTTCATGAGGATCTCCTTGAGATGTTAGGCCAGAACTTGAGCTGCCGTGGATCGCAGTAGGAAGGGCAGACGGAATCCTTATGCCAGACGGGGACACCGGCAAGGGTGGCGGTGGCTTCAGCGTCGGCAAGCCAACTGGGCTGGGGAGCAACGGCTCCTGGCCCTGTTTGAGCACCGAGGATGAGCCAGTCGATGCTGGCCAGTAGCCGACCGGGCTGGCAGTCGTCGTGGTGTTGGCTGAACAGCGGGCCGAGGACCGGCTCGGCGCTGACGAAACGAACCGGTGCGTCGACGGCGGCAAGGTGGGTAAGGGCGGAGGTCATAGAAGGCTCGTCGGTGGCGGTGACGCCTACCCATGCATTGGCCGGCCAAGGGTTGAAGTCGGCCAGGCGGCTTGGGTTCTTGGTGAGGAACTGAAAGGTGTGCTGAGGGCAGCGGTGGACGGTGAGGAGGATGGCTTCGATCCAGAATGACTCGACCCAGTCACCAAAAAGCTCGCCCATGGAGCAGACGAAGATCTTGGCTGGCTGGCGTCGGTGGTCCGGCTCGGTAAGGCGCCCTGGCCAGAAGGTGGGAGCGAAACCGTTGGCGAAAGGGTGGCCGTGTTGACGGATGAAGGTTGGGCAGCCGTGCAGGACAACCTCGGTAGGCGTGAGTGGGACGCAGTTCTTGGAGCGGAAGCGCCCGGCGATGCGCCGGGCGTAGCAATACGGGCAGTTGTTGTAGCAGCCGGTGACCGGATTCCATGTGAAGTCGGTCCAGTCGATTTTACCGGGGCCTTGACGATTCACAGGTGTCTCCTGGCTAGTAATCGATCTGGGTGAGATCGGTGATGCTGGTGCCGGCTAGGTTGATAAACCGAGCGTCGCGTATCGATGGGAGTAGGGCGGCAAGCTTCTCGGCGACGGCCTGGGCCATGATGCCCGCGTCGGCGGGCGGCATGGTGGCATGGAACGAAATCTCGATGGTGATGTGGTGCAGGCGCGGTATCGTATCATCTTGCGGGTCCGGACGGCGAGTCATCGAACGACCTCCTTGTAGAACGTGAAAGGCTGAGGGGAATCAACCTTGATGGGACCCTCCGCTTCCAGGAAGCGGAGGGCGAAGCGAACCAACTGGGACTCGGACATGCCGTAGGTGCTAGCAAGGCGGCGGAACAGTTCGATGTCGGCGGGCCGACGGCGCATGTGGAAGCGACCAGTGTCAGGCGCTGTCACTGAGAACCTCCTCCCATGCCGAGGAGAGTGACTCGACACGGACAAGGAGCGCGGTGGCCAGGCCGACCAGGGTGCCAACCGGGGCAGTGTCGTTGACACCGTAGCCGGCGGCCTGAACGGCGTCGGCCGTGGAGGCCAGGGAGCGGGCGAGTGGAAGCGTGCGGCTGCTCCATAGGCGGTCGGCGGCCGAGTATCCTGCGGCCCATGCGCAGTCCTGGCCGCAGAACATGTAGCCGGGCTCGGCCGGCTTCTCGTAGCACCTCGCGCACATGGTGGGATCTTCAGCAGTCATGTAGATCCTCCTGCGCGTGGTTAGGTATGCGCGCCCCACCAGATGCTCAGGCTGACTGAGCGAGTATGTACTTGCCGCGGGCGAGGTCGTGGCTGTGCGGCCGGTCGGGCCGAAGCCCGGCAGCCACCAGCCAGGCCTCGGCGGCGTAGGCGACCCACCCGTCGTCGGGAATGCCGAGTGCCTTGGCGACGACAGTGCGTGCGATGCTGTAGGCGTCGCCCGCCCAGCGGTCATAGGAATCGGGACCATCATACTCGACATAGTGGGCATCGAGTACGGCCTGGGCGAGGATAGGCTGGCTGTGGGCGGTGAGGAACTCGGCTAGCATCTGGCCTTCGTGGCCACCATCGGAAGTGAAGACTTGCATCGAACCCTCCTTGGCCTGCCTCGTCGGCGGCGGGCGGCCACTCCCGCCGGACCCGGCCTCGGCGACACTGAGACCGGGTTTCGGCTCCTACCCGAGAAACGGGACGGCCTGGAGGAAACCGTCCTTCTCGTCCCAGACCCATTCGCAGCCGCACGGCGCGGGGGCCTGGGCGCTGTACTCGGCACCAGCGACGAAACCATGGACGGGGCAGCGGCAGCCGCCCCGGGCAATGGAGACGCGGTCGTGACGTGAAGAGACGAGGGTGACGAGGCAATCCTCGACAGGCCATCCGCACTCCGTGCATGCCTCGCACTCGGAGTCCGCGACGGCCTCGGCGGCCTGCAACGCCGCGTGGTTGACGACCAGGTACTTCTTCATGACAGCCTCCTCTATGAGCGCTCGTGGCAAGTGGCGAGCAAGTCGAGAACGTCGAGAATCATGTCTTCGGCCTCGAGCGCTCGCTTCGCGCGAAGATCGACCGGGTCTTGCGAGAACGTTCGGTTGCGGGCCAGGCGCCCGCGCGCC